TTTCAGCGGGTCCGCGAATTTGCCGAGCTGCTTCTCCAGTCGGCCGACAGCGTCGCCGACGCGGTCCGCTTGCTCCGATGCGGCTTTGCCGAAGTCCAAGACCTTATCGACAACGAACGCGCCGCCAATGATCCCGCCAACCTTCAGCAGCTGCGAATTCATGCCTTTGACGCCGCTTTCCGCGGTGTCCGCAGCCTTAGACAGCGACTTCGCGTCGCCAATGATGTTGACGCGGATCGTGCTGTTAGCGTTTGCCACGTCGCGCCCTATCCATGCGGTCGCGCAAGCTGCGCATTACGTACGCGAAGTCTCCGAAAGTGAGTCGTTCGACGTCTCCGACGCTCCACCCGAGTCCGATTGCGGCGTCGAGGATAAGCCGTCGAGTAGGCGAAGGTTCGAGAGCTCTTGCCAGGATCGCGCGCTCTCGGAGTTCCTCAATTCGTGGACGTACACCGCCAGGAGTTTGCGCGCCATAGGGGAACGCATCATTTCCTGGAGCGTCATGCCCGACGCCATTTCCGCCGATGCCCCCTCGCCCAGCGTCAGCGTCGTGACGTCCAGGGTGATTTCCGCGAGCGGCTTGGCCATTGGTTCCCTCCATCAGTCCGGTGCCTCTTGGTCAAACTTGCGGACCATATCGCCGACCCCCTCAGCGTAACGCCGCACGATATCCTCTCGGCGATCGTCCAGAGCGTCGTACAGGAACGGCTGCGGTTCGATATTCCGCGCGCGCCACCCGAAATGGATAGGGCCGGCGTAAGGAAGCGCCCGTGACCCCGCAGAGACGCTCGCTCCCGTCTTACGCCGGCTAGGGCGGATCGTATCCTGCAGGTGCCCATCCTCATCGCTGCCGATGGGCACGATGCTACGCGCAGTCTCGGCGACCATTTCGCCGATGCTGCCATGCAGCGCTTTCAGGTCATCCGCCCGATCGCCTAGTCGTTTGAAGGCTTTGCGTAGCTGCGATCCCCCAACGACTTCGATCCCCGGCTTAGTGCCGGCCATCGTTACGGGGTCGTGTCGAGTGTCGGCGTCCCGTTGATCGGCAGCACGACTTCGCTTTCGGCGAATTCGTTGCCGTTTCCGCCGTAGCTGATCGGAACCAGCTTGACGTTACCTTGCACTTCCGGGTTTGTCGTGCTGATCGCCGACGTGTTGTGACGGAAGCGGAACGCGACCTCGTCACCCTCGTTATTGAACAGGTAGTACGCCAGTCCCGGCCGCACGGTATCCCAATCGTGGACGGCACGAATGCGCAGACCGTACGACGGTGCCGCCACGTCCTGATGCGTGATCCCGTCGAGCGTCGTCACCTTCTGCCCGTCGCCGGGAGTGGCGACCACTTCGACGTCCAGGACGTCCATCGAGAAGTCAGTGCTTCCCAGGACGAACGTAATGACTTTGAGTAGCTGCGGATTGCTTGCGACCATGCGTCCTCTCCTCTATAGGTCGATCATGCGGACGCCGCGAAGCTCCGCGGATAGATAGTCGTTACCGCCGAAGGTACGTACCCCGTCTCGCCCCAACGACGCCACTTGCCAACCGGCCAATCCTCGCAGCGCTGCGATCGCTGCCTGCTTCAGCGTATCGAGCTGCCCCGCTGACGCTGCGTTATCCGGTGCGCCGGCGACGAGCACAGCACGCCACGTGGACTCCACTGCTCCTCGGAGTACGTGTGTCGTATCGGCACCGTCGCCGGCGATATAGACGCACGGCGGATTGAGTCGACCCACTGCCGACGTCGCCCCCGTGCCGACACTGGCGAACGCGGTGACGAGCTCGCCTCGAGCCGTGGCAAACGTCGTCATGCGATGCCCGGCAGAAAGACGTTGTCGAGCGCGCGACTCTGCGAGCTCCCGATACGGATCGCGGTGCCGTCTACACCGACGTTGTAGACGCCTTGGGGCGCGTCCCGCGTCAGGTACAGAGCGGCACCGTCGAGCTCCGCTGCGACATGCAGCCGGGCCTCCAGGTCAGCGGACGGCGTAGCACCGTCGAGGCGATCGGTAATGATCGCTTCGATCGCTGCCGCGCACTTCGCTGCCCAGGCGATATCGGCAGCGGACGGGGATGCGTTCCCGACCGCTGCCGTAATCTCCGGCCCGGTGACGTACGGGGCTGCCATCGTTATGGCGTGACGTCGTACATCTCAATGATGCCGGCGGGGATGTAGCGCGCGCCCGCGCCCATGCTCCACCAGGCGACGTTCTGCCCGAGCTTCGCGACGTCGGTCGCGGTGACGTAGAACGGGCCGGCCTCATGCCAGCGTGCCGCGAGCGTATTGCTCACGATCAGCTTGCCCGCCGTCACTGACGGGGTAAGGATGATCGGCAGCCCGCCGACGTTGACGCGCAGCGACGGGATATCCGTCGTGCCGACGCCGGTGTTCGCCAGCGTCGTCACTGGTGTCAGCAGCTTCGCAAACTGCGCGAATGCCGTAGAGCTCGCGAGCACGAATTCCGCCGGCCGGCCGGTAGCCGTCTGGACGGCGATGCTCGCGTCGATCAGCAGGTTTTTGAATTCGGTCGCGTCCACGCCGGACAGTGCTTCCGCGAAGTCAGACGTGACGCTGCCGCTCTCGAGCTCCGTAACGAATGCAGCATCCGTCACGACGCCCCACGCGGTGAGCACGATCCGCCCGAAGATGTCGAGCACTGACGGATCAGCCTGCCGGATGAGCTGGAACGCGATATCCGCGCCGCCGGCGTACGTGACGAGCGCCTCGGTGCCCAGCTTGATATCGAGCGGGGAGCTCAGGATTTCGGCCTTCTGCGCCGACTGCGCGCCGACAAAGTCGGTCAGCGTGCCGTCAAAGTACGGCCATGTGACGCTCATACCGACGTCGCCGATCGGTGCCGGCCCGCCGAATGCGGTGATCGCCGGTCGACCGCGTGACACGATGCCGGCGACCTCGCGGACCGTGAGGTTATTCGTGAGAAGAGCGGCATTGACGCCGGCCGTCGTGACGACGTCATCCAGCGCGTAGCGCAGCAGCTTCTCGGACTCCTGGACGAAGTTAGACGGAACGTCGCCCTTGTAGGCTGCAACCATCATTTCGCCCAGGGTATGGAACCCTGCAAGCGCGTGCTTCGGTGCTTGCTGACCGAAGGTCTCGGCGTAGCTGCGTCCGACCTCTTCGGCAACGCGCTTCGCGATTTCAATCGTCTGCGCTTCCGTCAGCGGGACCGGTCCCGCTTTGATCTTCGCTTCGATCCCGTCCAGACGGGTTGCGAGCTCGATTTCCTCCGGCATGTTCTGCCCTCCTGCGTCCGCGTGAACCGCGACAGTGGCACCGGCAAAAGCGCCATAGGGCACGCCGGCTAGTGCGCCAATCCGACGCACGCTCTTATGGATGACGGCATCCCCCTGCCGTGTTGACTTCTCCCCCGCGACAAACACTTCCAGCGAAACTTCGTCGCTGCCCGCTTCCGTTACCGCTTGCGCATACGCGCGCGCGTTGTCGGCGTCGAGCAGTCGGCCCTGGTAGCGCAGTCCGGTATCGTCCTCCGCGAATTGAACACCGCCCACGCTTCGCCCGCCCTTGTCGTAGTGCGTATCCAGGAACGGCCAATTCCGCCCCTCGCGTTCCTTGATCGCATCGGCGAATGCGCCGCGTTCGAAGCCTTCGCGGAGTCCGCCGGACTGCGCGGTGCCGCTGCGCGACAGCTCCCCCCAGCGGTACGCGTAGCCGCTGATATTGCGGCCGTCAGTAACTTCGACCTTGCCCCCGTCAAAGGTCCGGTATTCGTTCTCAGGCATTCGCCGTTTCCTCCGCGGGGATACTCTCGATCGCCGGTGCCGGCGTGCCTTGGTCATCCAGCGTCATATCGATCGGCATATGCGTTTTGCTGCGCACTTCGGACGGCAGCATCCACGACTTACCACCGGTCGCGATCGCGAACGCTTGGTACTGCTCCAGGACGGTACCCTCGGTCAAATGGTCCAGCCCGATATGCACGCGCCGACCGGTGAGATACCCACCCGGCAGGAATTCGGACCATGCGTCCGCGATCGGCCCCGAGTATCCCGGCCGTAGGTTGTAGCGGACAAGGTCGAGACCCGCGGCCGCTGCGTTCTGATAAACCATGCTGCCGGCCGCGTGCGACACATTGACGAGCCACGCCGGAACGCCCAGGTACTGCGCAATCGCGCGGTCAGTGCGCTCCCCCGCGCCGGCTGCGCCCGCGCCCGACAGGTCCGCTCCGAGCGGTTCGATATGCCCGCCGCGACCGATAACAGCCGGCTTGCCGGGATTAGCCGCGCGCTGCTCTGCGTAGCGGTCGCGGAGCTCCACGGCTTGGTCCTTGGACAGCGCTTGGTCGGTCGTAATGACGAGCACCGGCGGCCCGCCGGCTTGCCAGAAGTCTGCGCTATAGGACTGCTGCGCCCACGCTGCCGCGATCGCGTCGCGCGCAAGTTTGACGGTGCTACCGGCGTCGATATCGGTCATAGGCCACGAAGCTCGAGGGACGTACAAGAGCTCCTGCCCGTTAATCACGTTGCCGTCTAGCCGCCACT